TCGCCCCGGGTCGGCTCGCCGTACATGTGCGGGGAGCCGTTGTGAATCTGCCGCCCACCGGCCGGGCTGAAGATCAGCTCCTTCGTCACGGCGGCGTACTGGGTGAGCCAGTCGAAGATCTCCATGCTCGGGGTGATGTCGATGGCCCGGCCCATGCCGTGATAGGAGGCGTTGCCGGTTGCGGTGATCGCCCCCGGCCGGAACCCGGAGAACAACTGCGCCCACGGGAACGCCCCTTGGACGACCTGCCACATCGCCTCGTAGCCCATCCCCGGGTAGACCGGAGGGGCGAGCGCCCGGCGGAGGGCCGGAAGCTGCGCCAGGGCCTCAGCGATGGAGGGCCGGTTGAGCTTCGTGCCGATGGTCCCCATGACCGCCGGGATCATCTGCCCGAGGAGGCTGCGGAACGAGGACTCCACCCGGTCAAACGTCGACTCGGCGGTGGAGTACGGCACGGCCAGGTCACGGTCAGCGAGGCGGGCGAAGACCCCGGACAGGCCCTCACCGTCACCACGGCCACGGCCACGGGCCTTCCCGCCGCCCTCACCGGACAGCGCCCGGACGGTCTCCCGGTCCAGCACGATCTCCCCGGACTGGAGGAGGGCCAGCACCTCACCGGCACCGCCGACGACGCCACCGGAGTGGAACGTCGGGAGGTCCGGCATGTTGCCCGGGATCGACCCCTGCGCCCCGACGAGGGCGGCCACGTCCCTGATGTTGCCGAGGAAGGCGTTGATGATCCGGCTCTGGATCCGCTGGAGGGGCGTGCGGAACCGGTTGCCGATCCGGTCCCAGGCGGCGCCGATGGTGTCGACCCCGGACTGAACACGGGCTAGGACACTGTTGTCCTCCCCGATGAGCAGGTCCCTCGTGGTGGCCCGAAGGTCCTGAAGCCCCGAGCGCCAGGCGGAGTCCATGTCGTTCGCCCCGCTCGTCATCGCACCCGTCGAGGCGGTCATGCCGGAGGTGACGTGCCCGGTCATGGCGGTCATGCCGGTGGCCGTCGTGTTCGTCATCGTGTTCGTGGCGGTGGTCCAGGCCGTCGTGTTCGTGTTCGCCGCCGTCGTGGTCGCCGTCGTGGTCGCCGCCATCGCCCCGGTCACGTCGGTCGTCAACTGGTTCATGCCCCGGGCGGTGGTGCCGACGGCGATCTGTCCGGCCGCGGCGAGCTGCCGCATCGACTTCACCCACGCCCCGTCCACCACCGAGGCGGCGTTACCGAGGGAGATGATTAGGGCGTCGACCTCGTTGTTCGGGTCGAGCGGCGGGACCCCGCCGGGGAGGAGGCCGTTGCCTCCGCCGATAGTCGCCGGGCCGTGCCCGCCAGCACCACCCCCGCCGCTGCCGCCGCCGCCGCCTGCGCCTCCGCCGACGACGCCCAGCATTGAGGCAGGGATGGCGGCGAACGTGGCGATCAGGGCGTTCAGGTCGGCGTCGGTCATCCCGACGGCGCGGCCCATCGCACGAAGCTGAGCGATGAGCCGGTCGTAGGCGTCGGATGCGGCGTCGAGGTCCCCGGTGGCGGCGATGGCGAGCACCTGGCGTCGGATGGCGTCCGCCTGGTCCATCATCTGCTGGAGGAAGGCGTCGGAGGCGGCGGTGCCTGCCCGGTAGCCGTTGGTCAGGGCGAGGGCCGCGGTCCGCAGGCCCCGCATCCCGTTCCGCAGGTCGATCCACCCTTGCATCACGTTCTGTTGCGCCCCGGTCAGGAGGTCGAGGTCGCTGGACACCTGAGAGAACGCTGCCGCTGCGGCTCGGGCCGCGGCCAGCATGGCGTCGAGTGCCCGGTTGTAAACCACATCGGCGTCGGGGTCGATGGTTCCCCTCGGACGGTTGGCCCAGGGCGGGAGGTGGGCCGTGTTGTTCCCGATGCCGATGTTCACCGCGAGGATCGGGGCGATGGCCCGCATGGCGGCGGCGAGGTCGGAGGCGGCAGACTCGGTGGTAGCGGAGCGGCCACGGCCCCAGACCGATGACGCCTCGACGGTGGACGACTCATCCCACCGCGGGTCGAGAGCGGAGAAGTGCCGGTCGGCGGCGTCGGCCGCCGCCTGGATCGCAGCGGGGAGCTGCTGGAAAGCGGTGAGCACCGACCCGACGTTGGAGGTCACGTCGATGTTCTTCCGCTTCGGCGTAGCGTCGATCCGTACCCGCAGGTTCGCGAACTCGGCCATGCGGGCGCTCAGGCCCGGGGCCGACACCGGGGTATCAGCATGGTCAGGGACTTCGCGGATGCCGCGGGTGTAGCGGTCCCACGCTGCCCGGAGCGGGCCGCTCAGGGTCTCACCGAAGGCGGAGAGCCTCGCCCGCAGATGTTCGTTCGCGGCGGCTACGTCCACCACGCCCTGCCGGTTCGTCGCCAACGCCTCAGCCTCCGCCTGGAACGTCCCGATGAGGGAAATGAGGTCTTCGTTCAGGCCCAGCACCTCATCCCGGTTCAGGCGGCTGTCGGCACGGGCCTCCCGCAGTGACTCCGTGAACGCCCGGACTGCCTGCTCCGAGGCGATGAGTGCGCTGGCCTGGGAGAGCGTCCCGTTCAGCCCGGCCCACACCTGCTCCAGCGTCCGCGTTTCCACAGCAGCATCGTTGGCGGCGTCGGCCACCCCGGACAGGCCGTCCTCGGCCGCCGCGGTGGACTCAGCGACGTTGTGGAACTCGCGGTTGGCTCCGGCGGCCATAGCCCCGGCGTTGTCGTACTCACCGACGAGCCGGTTGAACTGGAACTGTGCGGCCTGCGCTGCGCCCTGGATCGAGGTGAGACTGTTCCCCAGTTCCCCGGTGCTGTTCGACAGGGCGCCGGTCACGGAGTCGAGCTGGGCGGCCTCCTCGCGGGCGACACCGTACGAGTCAGCTACGGCGTACACCGACTGCTGGGCGTCGATCATCGTCTGCGCCGCGCCCTGGGTGGCGCTCATGTTCCCGGTCAGTTCGTCGTTCAGCGCGCTGATTTCGGACTGGCTGAGGCCCATCGACTCACCGAGGTCCCGAATCAGGTTGCTCAGGTCGCCCATGTTGTCCATCGCCGGGACAAGGCCGGAGCCGAGCCGGTCAAACCCGGCGGCCAGAAGGTCGATAGCCCCGCTCGACAGGCCGGAGGTTTCGATGGAGGCGCGTCCTATCTCGTCAGCGAAAGCAGCGAGGGAGTCGCCGCCCCGAATGGCGGCGGTGGCGAGGTCATCAATGGTCGCCCCGGCGTTGAACAGGGCATCGGTCAGGCTCTCATTGTCGGCCATCGCTGACTGAAGGAAAGAGCGCAGGCCCTCGGCGGCGGACCCCTGATCCCGCATCGCCTGAGTCATGCCCTTCACGTCGGCGGTCGCCTCGACCTGGCTGTTGCCGAACATGCGGGAGGCGACGATGGCGCCGCCGATGACGGCGATGAGAGCGAGGTACGGGTGAGCCACGAGGACCCGGGCCATCGTCTTGCCGAACGTCGAGGCAGCGGAGGCGATCATCTCGAAGGCGCTCGTGTAGACGTTCTTGAACGCCCCGACCACCACCATCACCGGCCCCATCGCCGCGGCGATCCCGCCGAGAGCGAGGATGGCCGTCTGTGCTCCCTGGGGCAGGTTGGAGAGCACGCCGAGGAGGTCGGACAGGCCACCCATCACGGCCGACGCTGCCGGGAGCAGTGCCGCGCCGAAGGCGGCGGCGGTGTCCTGGGCCTGCGCCGCGATGGTCCGTAGTTGGTTCGCGGCTGAGTCGGACGTGCGCGCGAAGTCGCCTTGCTCCTGGGTCGTTCTCGACAGGATGAACGAGTAGCGGAGCTGGGCCTTCTCGGCGTCGGACATGGAGGACACCGCCGTCCCGATGCCTTGGCTCATGGCGTAGGACGCCAGGGCCGCCTCGGTCATGTTGATGCCGAACCGGCGCAGCGGCTCCGTCTCCCCGGACAGGCCCGCCCGGAGGGCCACCAGCATCTCGGTCGGGTCGGCGTTGTGGAAGGACGCCATGTCCCCGGCGAGCTGGATCATGGCCTGGGACATCTCCTGCGCCGGGCGGATGCCCAGGCCCATGCCGACGAAGAACTTCCCGAAGGTCCCGGCGGCGTCCATCGCCGCGGCGCTGGACAGGCCGAAGGCCGTGGAGGCGTTGCTGGCCCACTCCTCGATCTCGGAGGCACCCTTGGCGCCGAATACCACCTTGATCTTGTTCCGGGCCTCGTCCAGATCGGAGGCGAACTTCACGGCGGCGACCCCGGCGGCGGCCATCGGGATCGTAACGCCCATCGTCATCGCTGACCCGGCTTGCATCAGCGTCCGGTTGGTCCCCTCAACGGACCGCTGCGCCCGCCGGAGCGGTCCCTCAAACTCACCGGAGTCCAGCTTCAGCTTCGCGACGAGAGTCGCCACGTTCGTTGCCATCAGCGCCTCCGCTTCGCCTCAGCCTCGCGGCGGGCGTGCTCCCGTTCCGAGGCGGACAGCGCCAGGTGGGCGTTCCACTCCAGCCACTCCGACGTGGACATGGCCTGACGGCCGCCGCCGGTCAGCCAGACCGTCGGACGGAACCACCACCACGCCAGACCGACCGCCACAGGCGCTCCCAGGCCAGGAGCGGCGAAAAGAAGCACCAGGGCGGTAACCAGCGCCCCGGCACCGCAGGCGGCCTCCACGGGCCGCTCAGGGCGCCTCGGGTCGAGGTGAGGTTGGATGCGCCACGGGCGGTCACCGCGGAGGAGGTCCGCCCGGCGCATGTTCAGGTGCTCGGCGAGTCGGTACTGGGCGCGCCGTTCTCCGTCGAGGGCGAGTCGGCGTCGAAAGGGGCGTCCGCCTCGCCGTCCAGACCGGCGACACGGATGCACGCCTGCGCCAGTCGCTCCACGGCCCGGCCCTCCCTCCCGAGGAGGCGGGCGGCGTCGTCCTGGGTGAACACAGGGGTGTCGTCGTCGGGGTCCACGACGCACGCCACGATCAGCGCCGGGTACAGCTCCTTCAGCTTCATCCCGGTCCCGTCCTCGGCCGCGTCCACGAACCGCTGCGACAGCTCCGCCCGCCGCTCCGCGGTCGGCTCCAGCACCTTCAGCTTCACGCCCCACTCCTCCACGGTCTCCGACGCCAGGTCGAGGTCCGTGTTGAAGATGAGATCAGCCAGCTTGGTCATGATGTCTCTCCCTCCGTCCTCACGGACGGCCTAGTGCTTGGTCGAAGTCCAGGTGCCGCTGCCCTGGATTTCCACCGACACGGACACCTTGTCCCCGACGGGGGCGCTCACCGAGTAGCTGGTGAGGATGCCGGAGCCGGTGTAGAGGCGGTTGCCGGTGGAGGTCGAGGTCGGGCTGTATGAGCAGGTCGTCCCGGTGCTGTGGCCCCACATCGCGTCCAGCTTCTCGGCGTGGGTGCTGGACATGTGGCCGGACATGCTGAAGGTCTTGTCCCGCAGACCGGGGAGGTACGACTTGTCGGTGTCCCCGAACGTCGTCACCTCCGCGGTGTCGACCTGCCGGGCCAGCTCCGAGTCGTCCATCCCCGAGGAGAAGACGACCACCCCTCCAGTGGCGGAGGTGAGGCTGAAGACCGCCGTGCGGCCGTGTCGGAAGATGGGTGCCATGACGGCGCTCCTTGTCTAGGGGTTGCCCACGACGGGCTTGATGTGACGGGCGAGAGCGAGAGCGAGGCGGGGGTCCTGGGTGGACTTCGCCGTGATGATCCCGCGGACCTTCTCCTTGATCGCCCCGCTGACGGTGCTGCGCTGAGCACCAGCGGCGGACGAGTAGTTGAAGGTCGCGAGGTCGGCCCAGGTGGCGCCGTCGGTGGAGTGCTGCGCCTTCACCGTGCCGGTGCTGTTCGTGGACGACGAGAGCATGTGGAAGTGGATGACCGCCCCGTTGGTCGAGCCGCCGGACTCGGTGGAGGCGAACCCGGTGCGCTCCGTCACCGTCGCCAGCGCCCCGGTCGAGGTGGACGGGGCCGACGGGCTGATGAGCCACACCCCGCCCCGGGAGAGGTTGGCCTGCACCGAGGCGGACACGGCCACCACGTCCTGCGCCGGGGACGTGACCGTGAACTCGGTGCCGAGGCCCCGGGTCAGGAACGCCCGACCGCCGACCGACGAACCGCCCGGCCCCCAGGTGTATTGCTGCTCGGTCGTGGACCCCAGCGCCGCCTCGATGGTCTGATCCACGAGGTCGGTCGAGGCGTCGACCATGCCGGAGAAGCTGATCGTGGCGTCCTTCTGACCCACGATGTACGTCTTGTCGGTGGTGCAGCCCCCGGTACTGGTGGCGTAGGTCGTCGTCTCCGCCGCGTCGACCGTCGCCGACCGCTCCGAGTCGTTGAGGATGAGTGACAGGTCCACGCCGTTGAGCAGGACCCGGGTGCAGCGGCCGGTTCGGAACGTCGGCGCCATCAGCCCTTCACCTCCTTCACGAGGCCCTGGTCCAGCCAGGACTTCAGCGTCGGGGCGGGCATCACGTGGGCCGGGGCGGTGTCCCCGACCTCGTAGCGGGCGGAGCCGACGTTGGCCCCGACGTTGAACCGGATGGTCCGGGCCTTCTTCGGCGGCTCAGGGCGCTCCTGCTTGGAGTCTGCGTCGGCCATCTCGCCCTCCGGGGTTGCGCGGCGCGCTCACCGGAAGAACGGGGGACCGGCGCACCGGGCGCACACCCTCCGTCGTCCTGGGCCAGCGGGCCACTCGACTACGTACCCCGCTGATCGTTGCACCGGGGTCAGGCCCCGGTCACCTCACCTACTCCGACGGTACGACCGGCCCCGGTCCCGACGCCGGGCCTCCCACGACTCGTCCTTCTTCGCCCTGGCGATCTCCTCCAGCCGCCGCCGGTTCTCGGCGACGTTCGCGGCGAACGCCTCGTCGTCGGTCCTCGGCGGGGCCACCGGCAGCGCCTCATACGGGGCCGTCGCCGGAGGCTTCTTCGCCGTCGCCCTGGCGTACACCACCCCCGGCGGCGGACAGAACTCCTCCCCCGCCCGAGACAGGTCCAGCACAGCGTCAGCTACCGCCGTCGCCGGGACCTCGTGCAGAGCGGCCAGCCACGCAGCCTCCGCTACCGGGTCGCCGAGGTCGGGGGCGGAGTGCGGCCAGAACCCGGCCAGCATCGTCAACAAGTCCTCCACCTGCTCGG